TATCTGGTCTATATTCTTTACTATTAAAATCAAAATATTCGTAATAATTATTTTTGTCTTCTACACCACATGGTATAGTGTATTTAACTATGTCTAGATTATTTAAATCTATAGTTTGATTAATTTTTTTATTAAAATTATCTTTAACAGGATCAAATTTATAAGTGTTACCTATAAAATATGGAAATACTGGATTCCTACTAGAATCCATAGTGCAAAAATATGCATAAACACCTTTAGGAAATTCTGGGGTAATGCAATATCTTCCATTATGCTCATCTAAATCTCCTAAACCATTTACATATTGATAGTCTTCAATAAATTCAAAAGTAGATGGTCCTGTTTTATTGAATGAATAACTACTTCTTAATCGTTTAAATCCTCCAGTTCCATCTGGATTTAAATATCCATCTGGGCCATAAATTGGACATCCATCATAAGCCCATCCAATTATTGGGGAGTGTTTATTTGGAGGTGTGCTGCCAGATAATCTTGGGATTGAAAATAGAGAGAAATAGTTATTATTAAGATAGAAAAATCCAAATGTATTCCCTAAGCTTGAAAACTTTTTGCCAAGTAGTGCACCATTACCTAAATTTTGACTTCCTAATTTAGAAATTTGATTTAGATTCCAAGAAGTTAGATTTGCAGAAACTTTTAAATTTTTTCCTAATGGAACTATTTTTATATTAGTGTCATTAGAATAACCAACTCCAGCATTAACTATAGATACAGAAGTAATTTTTCCATTTTCAATTACTGGTTCTAAATATGCTCCATACCCAGATCCTTCAACCACTAATCTAATTGTATTAAAATAATTTTTACCTTTATTTTTAACAATTACCTTAACAATTTTTCCATCATAAACTAAAGGTTGTAAATTTCCTTCTGATCCAGATAATTCTACTATACTTGGAACAGATTTGTAATTTAAAATACTATCAGAACCATATCCAGTTTTTGATCTTAAAACTTTTATTTCATCAACTTTACCAGTGATGACTGGAGATATGGAAGCAGCAACACCTACTGTAGTTATTCCTACAGAAGATAAAATTCCAGATATTTTTATCTTTATTGGAGAATATTCAAAAAAGTGAATTGATGATGCTGTAGATGCTCCAAAATTAATAGTAGAAGTTGATGTTTTACTAGTTTTTATTTTAAATCTATTATCATCAATTAATTCAACATAATAAGTTGCACTTGTGGACAATCCACTAAGAGCAGACCCTTCATAAGTGTAAACAATCTCATCATTATTATAAAAACCATGATTTTCAATATTAAAAATATTATCGTAATGATTTACATCATCTCTTCTTGCAAATACTTTTTTATATTTAAATTCTTTTTCTAAGTCTATAATTTCTACTTTATCAATTACTCTTTTTTTATCTAAAGAAACAAATCTTTGATTTCCTGTACCATATTCTCTAATTGGTAAGAAATCTCCAATTAAAGCATTTTCTCTACTATTTGATACTTTAAATGAAGTTCCTGCCCCAACATTTATTACATAATAAACTTCATTATTGACCAAATACCCATCAGAAGTTAAAGTTCCAATCCCTATTGGAAGAAAATTAAACGCCTGATAAATTATTCCATCTCCAGTATTAAGTCCATGATAATTTTGAAATATAAAAGTATCTTCTAAAGTACTTACATTCCCTGCAACTGATTCTGCACTAAAAGATAGTTCTCTATTTGCTAATTTTGTTTTAACTTCAGTTCTTACAGACTCATTATTACCTCCACCCAAAATTGTTACTATTGGGGTATCTACATAATCAAATCCTGGATTTGTTACTATTAATTCTTTTATAGTTCCAGAGAGTTGAGGAATTAAAGTAGTAACAGTATCAATACCAGAATTGACTAAAAATCTTGGAGGGTTGAAAATATCATAATTTTCCCCACTATTTAAAATATTAATGCTTTCAATTTCTCCATAGTAAATTTTATCATGAGATTTATAATTTTGTAGTTCTACTCCATTTACTAAAACACCTGTAGCCCCTGGAGGTGTAATTTTTTCTTCAGAAGAAATTTTAGTTACTTTAGGTATTTTTTTAAATATTTTACTACTTACAAAATTAGATCCATATAAGTCGCTATCAATTACATTGAATGAAGATACATATCCTTTTATATTAGTGCTAATTCCTGGGTTAGATAATTCTGAAAAATTTATAAAAGATGATAACCCTACATTAGATTTTGAATATGATAATTTAATTGTATCTTCATCTATCTTTTTGACAATTAATGATATTCCAGTATCAATTCCAACATTATTATCAAATTGACCAACTATAGAGTAGTCTTTTATAGTAACTAGTTCTCCATCATAAAAATTATGTGCTCCTAAAAGAGTTTCATAATCAGGAACACCATTTTCATCTTGAACTTGAACTACAAAACTAGATTCCCTTTTGTATGGATTCGTGTTAAAATTGGGAAGTCCATTAGAAGTTATGTAGTTATATTCAGAATCAGTATAAGCATTTTGAATATTTGCAGTATATTTGTTATTAATATCAGAATATTGAGTTGATGCAGTTTTTATTAAGAACCTCCTGGATATTATTTTTTTGTCAATATATTCAGATAATCCAGATGTGTTGATCGAAAACTCATTAGTTACTCCTGTTGCTACTCCAACCCTAACAGAAGATTTTAAAAGTTCATCTGTATTATATTGATATAAGTTTATAAAATCACCATCTTTTAAATTATGGGGATAATTTGTTCTTACTATACCATTATCTACACCAATTCCAATTGAATCATTAGTTGATAATGTTTGTTTAATTTCTCCGGAAAATATAGTTAGTGGATAATTATAAACTAAAGATTTAGAAAATGTATTTTTTTCTATATTACCAAGATTTTCTACCCTAATCAAATCATCAGGAATTGCATTTAATGCAGTAGTAGAATTAATTCCAGATAAAACATTACATACTCTTAATTTAACTAAATTTGCAATATTTCCATTTTCGTAAGAATAAACAAAGTTGTCTCCAAATACCTTAGTTTTTCTTGAAATATCTTCTACTATTCCAGTACAATTTAAAAATTGATTTACAGTAGTATCAGTATAACTAATCTCTAAATCATTAATTATTAATATTCCTGATTTTTCAAATCCTACAGTGGTATCTACTGTAAGAATATTACTGCCACTAACAATATCTTCAGTAACAAACGTCTTTGGAGTAACAGAAAATTTGCCAAAGATTGATCCTTTGGGATTTAAGTTTTGAGAATATCCAGAAAAAATACTTATTCTATAAAAATTTTTTCCATTTAAATAAATTTTGTCCACATCATAAATTGATCCATTCGCAGAAAACACATTAGATGAAGTTTGATCTTGATATAATGTTTGTCCCTTAATTTTGAGAGGATCTCCATCTACTAATTCACATAAAATTGATTCTACAACTACCCACTTATCATCAGATGGAACTAAACAAAAATCTTTTGGATTTACAATTGTTACATCTTCATTATATAAAAGTTTAAATAAAATTTCATAGGACTCTTTAGTTCCTTTTGATTGATAAAAATTTCTAACTTTACTTATAAAATTTGCAGGATTAATTTGATCATCAAATTCTACTTCTTCAAATCCTGGGGCAAATTGATATTTAATTTTTTTAAAAAATTCTCTTAAAAATAAATTACTAAGATTTAAAACAATTGATTCTGATGCATGTTCTGCAACTTCTGTATCAGAAAAAACTAAAAATTCTGGATTATTGCTATCAGATAAACTTTCTACTCCACTAAATCCCCTAAAGCATCCAGTAAAAGAATTTGTGGTTATTCCAGTATAAGTAATAATCTCATCATCTATTTTAAGAAGACCATATTTCTCTGGCCAACCTTTAGTAGATTCTACATTAATTACACCATCAAAATATTTTACATCAGAAGTTAATGTAGTGCTTTCTATTAAATTATCAATATTAAATGCATCTACATTTTTATAAGATACTAAGTTTTCAGCAATATCTACTGAACCACCTTGATATTCTTGTGAAATATAATATTGCTTTAAGAATTCTGCAAAATTTTGATTTTCTGCTAAAATAAATTCTGGTATTTGATTTTCAACAATATCAATTATCTTAACTGTGTTAGTGTCTTTATTCATTTTATACTCTTACTTTTTCTTCAGAAAAATAGCTAGGTTCTGGAACAAATCTACTGCCTGAGACATTTTCACCAGAAGATATTAAATCTTTTACCATAGAAATTTGACTTTTACCAACATCTAATTTTAAATATATTGACTTTTTAGCTATAACATCATTTGAATATGGAATAGCTTCAATTTCAATTATATTGTTTGGCAAAACAGTAGAAGATACATTTATATTATCTATATTAATTTCTCCAGTGACATAATTAACTTCCCCAATATTTTTTGACTTAGTTATTACGTTATTATTAGAATCTAATGAAAATAAAAATAAAGTACCTTTTTTCAAATCAGAATTAGGAGTATCTGAAATATAAACAATATCACCATCTCCATTAATTTTAAATCCTGTAGATCTTATATTGTAATTTTGATTAGTTACATTAAATTGATTTTCAAAACAAATTAAATATTGAGTTTTTTCATTTAAAATAGCACCAACATTCCTTCTAATTTTTACTTTTGTAATATTTGAAGTAATTGCTGTGCTTGTAGAATCTATAATACTAGAAACTTTACTATATTTAAATCTTCCTCCAAATTTATTTAAATCAGTAGTGGATGAATAAGAATCTAAAGATGATATAACTTTAGTTTGCAAGTCACTTACAGAGTTAACTAAATTTGAATTATAGTATACAGAGGAATCTAATTCTACATAAAGAACATTTATATCAACAAACTCTGGTTGAATTCCTGCTACACTATACTTCTTAAGAGTTTGTAAAAGTGTTTCTTTAGTAGATTCTGATAAGTAATCTGAATTTTTTGGTTTAACTGCCAAAAATACTTTACCATATTGAGGTGGGGATGTTTCTTCACCCCCATATGCAGTCACTGATTCTAAGTTTGGGTAGATAGATGGCAGTAAAGCCTCATAATCCAATGCAGTAACTGCTCTGTATTGGGAAGAATATAGTCTAGGAGCATAATATCTAACAGATTCTATGGATTGAATGTCATCTCCATTCTGCGCTGATTGATTTGTAGTAATATTTTGTGCTTTTCCACTCA